CTGCGCCGGTTTGCCGTCTGGCTTCTGGGCCATGATCGCCCTCAGCCTTCTACGATGTTCAGCAGCAGCCGAGAGCCCGCCACGGCAGCCTTGGCGGCATAGTCCCCAGCCGCCAGCCGAAAGATTGCAGCCTCACCGCCCCGCAGTCGCACCGTTTCGTGGAGGTTCGTGCCGTCGAACCGGCCAAAGGACACGGTGTGCGTTGTCTCGGTGGCGAGTGACCTGGCAAAGCACAGACCGAGGCTTCCCATGGTCGCCGTGCTGATCTGCGTGACGCTCGTGCTGAGGTTCAGCGTGACGGCCAAGAGTCCAGCGGTTGCAATGTCGGCAGTCACGCCGCTGGCGGCAAACTGCTGCGACAGAGCACCCTTCTGCACTTGGGCGTTAATGGTGTAGTTCACGTCTGGCATTGAAAACTCCTTAAAACGGCGGAACGCCGAAGTATTGGGAAAAGCTGACGGCTGGGTATGGGCGGCGCTCAAGCTGGTCAGGGCGGCCATCCCCGCCGGGGTATTTGAGCGCGCCGCTTTCTGTCAGAGGCTGCGGCGTTGTCGCGTCAACCTTTTCACTGTTGCCGGGCTCAGCTTGATAGACCCACGCACGCCGCTTCTGGCTGCCGTCGATGTAGTGAAAGCCGACGTGCGGAATCTTTTCGATGTACCCGCCACGCCGGTACGTCAACTGCACGCTGATTTCCCAGTACCTCACCTCTTCGCCGTTCACAACTTCGACAGCCTGCTGACCGCTGATGCCGTTGCACATCCAAGAGTATGCCGGGCCGCCCAAATATGGGCTGGCGTTGATGGCGTTTGTGACCTCCGCAGCGGTGGCGAGCGGAAAAGCAAAGCGGTTCCCGTTGATCGTCGCGCGCACCTCGGGGGCCATGACCGTCATGCCCTCGATGTAATCATTGGCCGCGTTGACCAGCGGGCGCACGTCGTTGTTTCCGGTGCCGTGGTAGTAGTAGAGAAAAGGAGCCTGCGCCCCTCCCGTCGAGAACGACCACACATCGGGCCGCGCCAGCGGGTTTGTCTCGTACTCGTTTTTCGGCGTCTCGTAGCTGTACGTCACCTCCGCATGAAAGCGGTCTGTTTCCGTCACCTGCCCGTTGTTGCAGAGCAGGTACGCATACTCGGGGTGGGCGGACCCGTGAAAGATTCCGACTGCGTTGAGGATGGCCTGCGTGTGCGTCGGGCCGTCAAGCGTCAGGGCGTACTTGATTTCCGCAGTCGGGCTTGCGCCAAACTTGTGCGAGAACGTGCGCGGCAGGATTTCGCGGTGGGAGACGACGGCCATGCTAGTTCAAGATCTCCACGGTGCCGACCTGTCCATTGCGGTTGATCTGCTCCAGCAGTGAAACCTGCCTTCGTTCTGCCTCGTTTGGCTCTGCCGTAGCAGCAGCCTCATCCATACGTTGACGCAGCGACGCCGAAGCAGTGTCAATCGCTGCATTGAAGTTGGCCTGGAACTGATTCAGGACGCCCTGCGACGCCTCAGATGCCACTTGTGCCTCAAGTTGCGCGATCCGCTCTGTTCGCTTTCTGTTTTCCTCCTCAATGGCGGCGGCATTGGCAACGGGCATGCCGAAGCCGTCTGTGGTGGCACCAGCCCCCATGGCGGCGGCCTGCGCCTCGCTCCTGAGCCTGTCCAGTTCCTTCTCTGTCTCGCTGCGGATGTCTAGACCAAGGATCGGTGCGAACTTCTTGATGAAAGCTTCGATGAACTCGGCCAACTGGAAGAACGCATTGCCCGCCAGTTTGATGAAATCAAGCAATCCGCTGGCCACCTGCTGGGCAATCTGTTGCGGGCCAGCCTCCCTAATGACTCCAAGAAGCTCCTGCGCGATCGTGCTAATCGGCCCCGCAAGCTCGCCTAGGATCGAGCCAGCCAGGCCCTTCACCGTTGCCCACACGGCGGCAAAAGAATCGTTCATGTTGTCGATTGCCTTTACGGCGTCTTCGCCCACCACCTGCCCGAGCGAAACAGCCTGCTCTCGCATCTGCGTCAGCGCCCCCGGCCCGAGCGTGAACAACTCGCCAAGCTCGATGCCGCCCTTACCGAAGAACTTCACGGCCGTGGCGGCCCGCTCGGCTGGGTCAGCGATCCGAGAGATGGCATCGACCACCTGCTCAAACTGCTTCTCCGGCGATTGGGTCTTCAGTTCCTCAAACACGAGGCCGAGCGCTTCAAACTTCTTTTGAGCCTTCTCGTCGAGCGACGCTTGGCCGATGGCGATGGTCAATTTCTGCATCTGCTTGGCAAACGACTCGACGCTCACGCCCGTGTCGGCCGCGGCCCTGGCATATGCCTGCAACGCCTCGACGCCGACGCCCGTGCGATTAGCCACGTCATTCAGTGCGTCCAACTCTTCGCCCACACTCAAGGCGAACTGCGTGACGCCTGTAACTGCCCCAGCCACCGCTCCGCTCAGGCTTAAGAAGGCGCTCGTGGCGGCTTGGATTCCACCGAGAGCCAGCTTGCCAATCTCAATGTTTTTGAGCGTCCCAAGATCGGCCGACGCCTTCTTGCCAGCCTCGCCCATTGAGTCCAGCTTGGCATTAACATCGGCCACAGCCTGAGCCAGCTGGGCCGTGTTCGCGCTGATCTGCATTGCCAAGCCGAGTGCCGTGCTCATCTCATTTGCCGTCCAAGTCTTGTTTCATCTGCGCAAGCACGTCGAGCATCTGCGTTTTGTGCTGCGGCGGGCTATCTGTGGGAATAAAGTCTGCTGGTTTCGGTATGTGGCCTCGCCTGCAATGAGGAGCCAGCACCGCACTTGCAAGCACGCCGGTCTGAGCCCACGAGTTGTCGAGCGGCTGGAAATACCTCGCAAACGCCAACCACTCGCTCAACTCCCTGCTATCCATTCGCTGCTCCAGTTCGCCGACCGTCATCCCAAGGTGACCGGCCAGCATGAACAAGAACCGCCGCGATGGTCTGGCGCTAAAGATTCCCGGCTAGTTCAACTACGTCCGCCTCCGTAAGTTTGTTGTGGCGTTGTGCCACATCGAACAGTTCGCCCATCACTGCCCCGTCCAGGGTTGCCACTTCGTCCAATTCGTTGTCTTGGAAGATCCGCACCCCATGCTCGTCGCAGAGCGTGCGGGCCAGGTAGAAGGCGCGAAAGTTGTGGAACTTCGCCACGCCCTTGCTGCGAATGTCGAGCCACGCCAGCTCCCAATCGTCGCGTTCGCCGACGCTGAGAACCCGCACATACACATCGAGGTTCCATTCCTTGACGTGAACCTTCAGCGGCTTGCGGACGCTGGCGGCCTTGATCTGCTCTTTGAGTCCCATTGGTCAGTTGTCCAAAAGTTTGAACGTGACGGTGAACCGGGTCACGCCGTTCACCTCATTCGCCACACTCAGCGACTCCCATACTGCGGGATTCGTCAAGGATTGGCCGCCGCCTGATATGGCAAGCGTCGCGCGCACTCCGTAGTTTGCGGTTGCGGTGTTTGCGCTGCCCAAGCACTCAACGCTGCACGTCCCGGCGTCGTCGGTCCACGCTACGCTTCGGCCCTTCGACGGGCCGCCACCGTAGGTCCACGAAAGACCGGTGACCTCTTGGAAGGCGACGCCGTTCCACGTCACCGATACGCCGCTGCTGTAGCTCGCCACGGGGGCCTCCCTCTGTGGCTACGGCACCTGGAAGGAAGCGCTGCCTCGAACCGCGTCATTCACGGTGAGCGTCACGCTCGACGACTTGCAGGTGGCGGTCACGCTCAACGTGATCCCGCCCACGATCGCAAGCGTACCCGTAGCCCCCTGGGCAATCGGGGCACCACTTGCGGCGAGATACTCGATGCTGACTTCCTTGCCGGTGTCGCCAGCCGAGCCCTTCAGCGGGCGGCTAAGAGTCAGCACGGTGCTGCCGGTCGTCTGGCCGAGGTGCGAAACGTCGATCTGGTCCGACGCGGCCTGGTCGCTGATGCTGTAGGTGATGCTCGTGACGGTGTAGGTCGTCCCGGCGAAGGTCAACGTGGTGCCAGACGAATCGTGCGGCGTGTACGGCATTTTTTAACCCTCGCTCCACCAGCAGTCGTAGCGCTGTGTTACTTGATAGACCGGCGGGAGATCCGCTCCAGCCAGCTGCACAAAGTCGTCGGATTCGTCCTCCAGCGACGTTTGTTTCACCTCCGTATTGTCCGCAGTACCCCCGTAGCCATCCAGAACGCGACGGATGGCGTCGGCCACCTGGCGAGCCTCCTCGTAGGTCACGCCGTAAATGCTGTACTCAACGCTCACGCGGGGCATGCCCATCGGCCCGCCAAGCGTCTGCTCGCGGTCGATGCCGGATCGCCGCCATGTGACGAACGGCAGGGCAGCGGATGCCGGGGCCAGCACTGGATAAATCCGCGTGCCAAGCAGGGACGACACGGCGGCATTGCCGACAAGAGCGGTACGCAGGACGGCTTCGGGGGATTTCAGGCTCACGCGCCGCCGCCTCTCTTTGCTCGAAACGGACTAGCCATTTCCTTGATTGCTGAATTCAGGGCGGCAGTCATCTCGCGGTTTAGGTTCCCAGATACTTGCGTGCGAGTACGAGCAAACGCCGTCTTGATTGGCGGAACTCCAGCCTTTCCGCCAACTGGGAACTCTCCCAAGTCAACCGTCCCACCCTTTTTGACCACGCGCACGAAGCCTTTCGGCGACTTGGGGCGAGTCGTCACCTTGCCCGACCTC